TCTACACAGAGTAGATCGTCGGCAGCGTCAGATGTGTATAAGAGACAGGTCCTGGCTCAGGGCCTGTATGGACAAGGTGCTAAAGGGCAAGGTCAAGACGGCGACGCTTGGGCAACTTGTCGGTAAAGGCACCAGCGGCGAGAATAACTATAATGACTGGCTGGCTGAGTGCCAGTTTCTGGTCATCGACGAAGCCAAGGATGTCAGCCGCGAAGATTTCTACAACCTGTATCAGACGTTCAAGGAGCGGGTCGATACCCGCACGGTGGATTTCAGGTGTAATCCAAAATACGGAAGGACGCGTGAGGATACCATGTTTTTTAACTGCATGATCTTCACCAACCATAGCGACGCCATGGTAATACCTGAAAACGACCGGCGCGTATACGTCATCGAGAACCCGTCCGAAAGACGCGATTACGCCTACTACGACCGGCTCGAAGCGGCCTTGGAAAGCGACGAGCCAGGGCGTATCTACTGGTACCTGAAACGGCGCGACGTATCAAAATTCGACCACATCTATCCTGAAATGACGACGGCAAAACGCGCCATGATCGAACAATCCATCAGCCAGTTCGACGAGGTTATGGCCCTGGTCCTGGAGAGCTTGACAGGCGATATCGTGATCCGAAAAGTGCTCCATAACAAGTTTAAGGAAGCGGCCCGGGAACTTGGTTACACCAAACTCGAAGCCAACGCCGGCAGCGCGGCTGGACGTATTTGGAAACGCCTTGGAAAACTCCGCCCGCATGCACAAAACGGTGCAAGATATATGATCGATACCCGTCAGGAAGAGCTTCGGGCGGTCCGGAATAAGGAAAAATGGGTTGCGGTGGATGACCGGCGTAACGGCAAAATGTTAATTGAAGAACTCAAGAAAAACACTTTCGGTACCGTGGTCCCTTTTGAAATCACTAAAAAAGGGCATTCTCCATAGTTTTTCACTAAAAATCGGGTGTTTTCACTACCTTTTCACTAATGGGTTTGTTTTATTATCAAAGGGTTAGACGATAAATTAGTGAATTAGTGAATTAGTGAGAGGTTTAAGAGTCTGGGCGTTACGTGCGTGTAGTACCTGCTTTAAGTACTAATCTGTCAAACTCTTTTAGAGCTCACTAATTCACTAATTCACTAATGTTCCATGTAACTCTTTGATAATAAAAGAAATATAATTAGTGAAAAATTAGTGAATTAGTGAAAACCGTAAAAGTGGAGTTTATGAACCATGTTGACGACAGAAGACATCAGCGAGCGCGTTGAGGAAGCGGTGGACACGCTGTCTCGTTTGCCGATGCCACGGCCAACAGGCTACCGCTCCTCGATGCCCGACGTGCTTCGGGAGTTTGGCGATGTTTATGGGATTGCCATTGCGGAGGGTGGGTATCGGGACATGGAAATAAAACCCGACCCGCCGGATATGGACGCAATTGACCGGACTATCGAGGTGTTGTACTGGCTGCGCCGGGTGCCGCGCAAGGACCGGCAATTGCTGTGGGCGCGGGCATCAAAGCGGAATTACTGGTGGAAACTTTCAGGCCAATTCCGCAAGAGTGAGCGCACGTTGAGACGCCAGCATAATCGGGCACTACAGGATATTGCAGATTGGCTGAATTCTGCGGCTTTGAAAAAAAGTGCTTGACACAATGTCCGACATGGCCAACTATTCGCCTGATTTTCATATATGATTTAGGAATTGCGCCCGCACCGCTGTCGGTGGCGGGTTTTTTGTTGGGGGAAAGACAGTGAACACCCACACCAGGCGCATCGCACACGCCATCGCCAGGACCAACTTGGATGCAGCGCAGCGTTATCTTGATTTGGCCCCGGTGCGTGAAAAGATTGACAGAGAGGCAAAGGACGCCAACAGGGAATATTCATCGGGAGAATAACTGTGGAAGGAACTTCTGGGCTGACGGTAAAACAAACGGCTATCGACAAGGTTATCCCATACGCCTCCAATGCACGGATCCATAGCGATGAACAGGTTGCCCAGATCGCGGCCAGCATCAAGGCGTTTGGATTTAACAACCCGGTATTGCTCGACGGAGACAACGGCATTATCGCCGGTCATGGTCGTTTATTGGCGGCGCGTAAGCTGGGCATGAAGAAAGTCCCGACGATTGAGTTGGCACACCTGACCGAGACCCAGCGTAAGGCGTACATCATTGCGGATAATAAATTGGCTTTGAATGCCGGATGGGATATGGACCTGTTGTCCCTGGAAATGGGTGCGCTTGATGATGAGGGGTTTGATCTGTCCCTGATCGGGTTTAACGACGGTGAACTTGCAAACATATTTATCGATAAGACCGAAGGCCTGACCGATCCCGATGATGTGCCTGATCTGCCCGATGATCCTGTTACCAAAGAGGGCGACGTGTGGCTCCTGGGTAAACACCGGCTATGCTGTGGCTCAAGTACCGTAGAGACGCACGTGGCGGCCCTGTTGGGCGACGTAAAACCTCATTTGATGGTCACGGACCCGCCTTATGGGGTTGACTATGATCCAGCATGGAGACAACAGTGCGGTGTTAATAAAAGTGGTCCTGGTACGGCAACAGGAGTTGTTCTGAACGACGATAACGCCGACTGGACAGAAGCATGGGCACTATTTCCCGGTGATGTGGCCTATGTATGGCATTCTGGCCTTCACGCCACTACGGTCGCAGATAGTCTTATGTCGAACGACTTTATCATAAGGGCTCAGATCATTTGGAATAAAAGCCGCATGTTGCTTGGGCGTGGCGATTATCATTGGAAGCATGAACCTTGCTTATATGCGGTAAAGAAGAACAAGAAGGGGCACTACGCTGGCGGCCGCAAGCAGACAACGGTCTGGGACATCGACAAGCCCATGAAGTCCGAAACAGGACACAGCACCCAAAAGCCCGTTGAGTGTATGAAACGCCCCATTGAAAACAACTCAAGCCCCGGACAGGCTGTATATGAGCCCTTCTCAGGCAGTGGTACTACCATCATTGCTGGCGAAATGACTGGACGGTGTATTTATGCTATGGAAATCAGCCCCGCCTATGTTGATATGGCCGTCAAGCGCTGGCAGGATTTCACCGGGGAGACGGCAATTAAAGAGGATAGCGGAGAGTTTTTCCCGACTATAAAAAGAAATGTCGCCTAAGAAGAAAACAAGACCTTCGTTCAAGCCAACTGACGACGAGCGTAAACTGGTCGAGCAGATGAGCGCCGTCGGTATCCCGCAGGAAAGCATCAGCCTGGTTATCCGTGATGGGATTGACAGCAAGACGCTGCGTAAACACTTTCGCCGGGAACTGGATACGGCAGCGATTAAGGCCAATGCGAAGATTGGCGGGACGCTTTTTAACAAGGCCATCAACGGGGACACCGCAGCAGCTATTTGGTGGTCAAAGACGCGAATGGGCTGGAAAGAAACGACGGTAAATGAACGCACCGGTAAGGATGGCGGGGCTATAATCACACAGATCGAGCGGATCATTGTCAAAGCTCCAGATCCCGACATCTAAGGCTTTTGAGCCGCTGCTGGTTCCGGCGCGCTATAAGGGCATCTACGGTGGCCGTGGCTCGGGCAAGTCGCACTTTTTCGCAGAGAGCGCCATAGAGCGTTGCATTATGTTTCCGGGATCGCGGATTGTCGGTATTCGCGAAGTTCAGAGGTCGTTGAAGGATTCGGTCAAGCGGCTGATTGAGGACAAGATTTTGGCGCTTGGCGTCGGATCGAAGTTCGACGTGATGACTGACCGGATCAAGGCTCCGGAAAATGGCGTGATCGTGTTCCAGGGTATGCAGGACTACACGGCCGAGAGTATCAAGTCCTTGGAGGGGTTTGATGTTGCCTGGGTTGAGGAAGCGCAAACCCTGTCGGCACGGTCTCTTGACCTGCTCAGGCCAACCATTCGCAAAGCCGGTTCCGAATTGTGGTTTGGCTGGAACCCGAGAAACATTTTTGATCCTGTCGACAAACTGTTGCGCGGTGGTGAACCGCCGCCAGGCTCGATTATCATTCAGGCTAACCATGCCGATAACCCGTGGTTTCCGGATGTTCTCAGGCGAGAAATGGAATGGGACCGTAAACGCGATCCGGATAAATATGAACATGTCTGGCAAGGCGGGTATTTAACCCGCTCAGACGCCCAGGTGTTCAAGAACTGGCGTATTGGCGAGGTTGATATCCCGGAAGATGCGACCTGGTATTACGGCGCCGACTGGGGGTTCAGCGTCGATCCGAGTACGCTTGTCAGGGTTTATATTAATGAAGATGCCCGGCAGCTCTACATCGCTGAAGAAGCCTATCAAGTCGGTTGCGAGATCGATGATTTGCCGGCACTTTTCGATAATGTTACCGAGGCGCGAAAATGGATGATCACGGCAGACAGTGCCCGGCCCGAGACGATTAGTTACGTGAAACGTCAGGGGTTCAGAATTAGGTCAGCAAAAAAGGGCGCTGGGTCGGTTGAGGATGGTATTGAGTTTTTGAAAAGCTACGACATCGTCATCAACCCGGGCTGCAAACATGCGATTTCCGAGTTTACCTATTACCGCTACAAGGTTGATTCCCATACCGATGAGGTGCTGCCCGTGTTAATCGATGCCAACAATCACATTATCGATGCGACCCGGTATGCCC